AACTTCATATTTTACCGATAAATAATAAAATATGAAACCAATATATGTAAATACCAAATATTGAAAAATCCAGAGAGCGACTGAAAGGAGCTCGTAGGAATATTGAAAAAAGTAAGAAACAAAAGGGGTTTCACCGGGGGGCTTCGCCCCCAATGGGGGAGCTTGTAATGCCTCAAAAGACTATAAACGAATGCGACACCCTTAACGGAGATAAGTATTTCGTGGCGTGAAATTCGCAATTACCTTTTGTTATTTTGTTAGTCCTCTAAAATGGGCGTTTTAAATGTGCAAAGGTGTAAAGATATATAAAGATATATAATACTATATAGTATCATCATATTTGGCGTCCTTATAGTTCATACTATATACGTTACCTATCGATTATAGTTATTACCAACATTCCTACTAGCTCCTTTCAGTCGCTCTCCGGATTTTTCAACATATTTCGATATGAATTCTTCATATAATTTGAGAAATAAAAATACATCAAATAAAAAAGAAGCAGAGAAAAAAGCGGAAAAGGAGAAAACGATGAAACATCACAAACTAAGTAAAAATAAACCAGATGATGACGACGCAGATATTGTATTTGATATTGAAGACGACAGTGAAGACTTTGAGACAGAATCCGATACTGAGAGTGACAGTGACTCGGAAGACGACAGCGATTCGGAAGACGACAACGAGTCGGAAGAAGATAGCGATTTAGAAGAAGATAGTGACTCAGAAGACGAAGACGGAAATAATTATAAAAACAGTAACAAGAAAAATAAAAATAGTAATAAATCGAGTAATGTAAAGAATAAGCAGAATTTTGATGAAGTATTGGCCACTATTTTCCCATCGAAGTATACCAAAGAAAAGGCAAAAAAAAATAGCAAAACCAAAGAAAATACCAACTCTACTGAAAGTTTGGTAAAAAGAGCATTAGGTTTTGTTGAAAGAGAAAATAATAAAAACAAAGGTAGTAAAAATGCGAAAAAATATTCATCCAAGTCATGTAAACATGACTATGTGGACGAAGAAGACGAAGACTTGGTGGATGATATAATTCGACATATGAAGTCAAAGAAAGATAAGAAAGTGAAAAAGGATAAAATCCGAAAGAGAAGCCGTAATAGTGATATAGATGATAGTGACTCAGCCAACTATGAAAGTGCAGAGGAACAAAATAGTGATACTTCCGATTCGAATGACGAGGAAGAGGATGATGACTATATCCCCCCCAAAGAAGAAAAAAAGACGAGCAAGTCTAGTGCAAATGACAATATTTTTATGACTATTACCTACGATGATGACTACTATGGTGAAAACGAAAATATTGAAGAGGTATTGTATGCCGATACGGAATATAATAGTGAAGATGAAAAGACTTTTATGAGTGATGTGTATGAAAAAGTGAATGTCCCAATTTTGGAGAATGTAGCGAATTCCGGTGTAAAAAGCAAACACAGCGACAAACCCAAAGATAAATGCAAAGACAAAACTAGCACTAAGGTCAACTCGAACAATAAAAACAATAATAAATCAAATGGTAAAAGTAAATACGATGAAAAGTCAAAAAAGGAATCCAAAATTAGCAAATTAATCAATTATCTAAAAGACACGAATGATACAAAACTACCCGCCGACCAGACCTCACTTTCTCATCCGGTCCAGACCCCAGACCAAGACATAAATCCATCTTCTATTCCCACTGCAAAAAGCATGAAGGACGGGAAAGACGAGAAGGTCGGGAAAGACGGGAAGGACGGAAAAGACGAGAAGGACGGAAAAGACGAGAAGGACGGAAAAGACGGTAAGAGTGATAAAAAGACTCCCTGTGTTGCAAAAATAAATGCAGATATAGAAAATGAATACAAAGACCTTGTATTGCTAAAAAAACAACTGGCTGAAAAACTCGAGGTAAACCCCAAAAGCAAGATACTTTCCAACGCAATCAAAGAATGTGATAAAGAAATTAAAGAATTGGTAGTGAAAACCAGACGCAACAATACCGAAGAATATTACAACCTTTCCAATGCCAAACCAAAACATACCGGCGAATTCGACTATTTCAAAAAGAAACTATCGAATAAAGAACAAGTTAAAATAATGCAGGACTTGACGGAGGTAAATCAGCATATACAAGTATTAAAACCGTATAAGTTGACCCTTTTACAGTCAAATATACCCTCTAAATACAAGGCTACCGTCATGCAAAAACTGAATATGTTACAGAGTATGGAACCCGGTGACAGTGAATATCATAAATTGAAAATGTGGATAGACACCTTCATGCGCATTCCATTTAATGTATATAAAGACCTTTCTATCTCCATCAACGACGGACTCGATGTATGTAACAAGTTTATGAATAATGCCAAGAAAACACTAGATGAATGTACTTATGGGTTGGACGATGCAAAGATGCAGATATTGCAGTTGGTCGGTCAATGGATTACAAACCCACACGCGATGGGTACGGCAATTGCTATATATGGTCCAAAAGGTACTGGAAAGACATCCCTTTCTAAAGAAGGAATCAGTAAAATATTTGGCCGCGAATTCGCATTTATTTCGCTCGGCGGGTCAGGGGATTCAAGTTATTTGGAAGGACATTCTTATACATACGAAGGTAGTACTTGGGGTAAAATTGCCCAGATTTTGATTGAGAGTAAGTGTATGAATCCGATTATATATTTCGACGAGTTGGACAAAATCAGCGACTCCCCTCGGGGGCAAGAAATAACTGGTATTTTGACACATTTGACAGACACCACTCAAAATTCGCAGTTCAAAGACAAGTTTTTCAGCGAAGTTGACCTCGACTTGAGTAGGTGTCTTTTCATTTTCAGCTATAACGATGAAAACGCCGTGAATCCCATTTTGCGAGATAGGATGTATAGAATTCAAACAAAAGGGTATGATATAAAAGAGAAGACAATTATTGCAAAGAAATATTTACTACCCAAGATACGTGAACAAGTGAATTTTAAAGAAGGAGATATAGTCATTCCGGATGATGTAATTCAATACATCATTTCTAATGAAAGTATGACGCAGAAAGAAGAAGGGGTTCGCAATCTCAAAAGGTGCTTGGAAATTATACATACCAAACTTAACCTCTTCCGGTTGATGCATAATACCGACGAAAATAGTATACTGGGTAAAAATATCCAATTGAAAGTCAATTTCCCACACACGGTTACGAGGGCAGATGTTGATATTTTAATTAAAAATGAGGAGAAACAGAATCAGAGCCTATTGGCAATGTACGTTTAACCCTTTAACGGTTATACATCCAAATATGGATGTAAACAATATTTCTACGAGCTCCCTTCGGTCGCTCTCCGCAATATAAAAGAAATCCTACGTCGTGGCCTTCGGCCACTCCTCCGGATTTTTCAATATTTTGTATTTACAATTATTTTATAAATACCTTATCTACGATGGTTTCATATTTTATTATTTTTTGGTAAAATATGAATATTACTACGAGCTCCCTCATTGGGGGGCGAAGCCCCCCAGTGAAACCCCTTTGCTTCTTACTTTTATATTCAGGAGAACGACTATAAGGAGTTCGTATGAATATTATACATCCAAATATGGATGTAAATAATATATTTTATTTACAAGTGTTTTGCTTCGCCCCCAATGGGGGAGCTCGTATAAATATTGCGTGTTTTTATTTGGCATAAAGTCCAATATCTCCCCCACCTCCTGCGGCATTTCCACCGCGAGATGTGTATAGCATTTTCTGCGTATCATTCAAACACAAATATCCTTTAGAATTCATTAATCCATATGAACTGCATTCTACAGAACCTTTTGCTTCGGAGTAAATGTCAGTTGGGTTCGACGTGGTCGAATCCGGTGAACATACCAACCCACTTACTCCCCCTACCTTGTAACAACCATTATTAGTGGGTGTTATGCTGAACTGATTCAACGAATCATTACTTGAGTTACTACCATATGTACCATACTCTATTGGTTTATCCATTACTTTGAAAGACTCGTTATATGGAAAATTCTTCGTAAAAGCGTTCGATTCGTTCGAGGGAACGTAAATTTGCGCATTCATCATTAATGCCACTAGTGTCAATACCCCTAGTATTACAATTATTACTATCTTTGAGTAAATATTCATAATTCGCGTCAAATATATAATAGGTGGTATATAATATTCCTATGAGCTCCTCCATTGGGGGCAAAGCCCCAGTGAAACCCCCAGTGAAACCCCTTTTGCTTCTTACTTTTGGGTAGGCTGCGCCTACCCAAAAGTAGAATATTCCTACGAACTCCCTGCGGTCGTTCTCCGGAATATAAAAGAAATCCTACGAGCTACCCTATTTGATTCTCATAGGAGCGGTATTTCACCACGACGCAGGGTTTCTTTTATATTTATACGAGTGCCTATTTTACTTTTTCTGGTCGCAATATCTCTATGAGCTTCCTTATTGGGGGGGGGCAAAGCCCCCAGTGAAACCCCTTTTGCTTCTTACTTTTGGCTAGGCATAGCCTAGCCGAAAAGTAGGACTTTTGCTTCTTACTTTTGGCTAGGCATGACCTAGCCGAAAAGTAGAATTCGGTCGTTCTTTGGAATATAAAAGTAACTTAACCGAAGGGTAGGGGGCTTCGCCCCCCCCCATCCCACCAATAATAAAAGCCTTAGTAGAAATAATATATCTACAACTACATCATATTTTTTAACTCTTTGAATATAACTCTCCATAATAATTCCGACAAAGAATTAATAAGGTTTACCATTGCTAAATAGTTATTATTTACTGTATTTATTGTATTTTTGAAATTATTGTAGTTTGATGAGAAAAAATCCCACATATTTGGTATTTTTATATTTGAGTCAATACTTGGATTTTGTGTTTGGAATTCATCTTTTTCAATCAATAATTTTAAAATTTGGTTATTAGTCAATCCTTTATACTGGTCGTTTTCATTAATAGCTGTTATTACCTGTTTTTCTATAAATTTTTTACAACTGGGATTATTACTTAAGAAAAAAAAGGTTGGGAGACATATCCCTTTTGAATTGTAATAATCGTTAAATACTATTAATGCCACCGTAAATAGAGAAAACCCTATTAATATTACAAACAATACGAAAAAAAATATCGTCAAATAGTTACAATTAAAATAGGTTAAATAGTGAATAGTGGGTTCCATTTTATCGTTATAATATCAATGTTTTTTATTATATGGGATTTTCCAATATTGAAAAATCCGGAGGAGTGGCCGAATGCCACTACGTAGGGTTTCTTTTATATTCCAGAGAGCGACCGCAGGGAGCTCGTAGGAATATTGAAAAATCCGGAGAACGACCATAGGGAGTTCGTAGGATTTCTTTTATATTGCGGAGGAGTGGTCGAAGACCACAACATAGGAATATTGAAAAATCAGGAAAACGACCGTATCCTACTTTTCGGCTAGGATATGCCTACCCAAAAGTAAGAAGCAA